CAATAGACTCGACCTCGTTCTGAGGTCCGAGGCCCTTCATGCGGCGCTTGGACTCGACGTAGATCTCACGGGCCATTGACAGCCAGATCTCACCGCAGCGCTGCACACCCTTGCTGTAGTTGCTCATGTACAGGAACGCCTGCATGTCCAGGCGTTGCTGCACCATCTCCACGGCCTTGCCGCTGATGTTGCTGACGATCTTGTCGCCGTTCTGCTGGTTGCCCAGGATGTCGGCGATGTCGGTCTCGGTCAGTTGCAGCAGCGCGGCCATCGCCGGCGGGATCTGCGGGCTCTTGGTGTAGCCCACTGGAGGCGCGAGGGTTGTCTGCCCCGCGGCGTCGGTGACCGGGTTGATCAGCAGGTACGGGTAGTTGCGCAGGTTGTCCTCGGCCCACATCTGCTGGTGACCAGCCACCTGCTCGGGCACCATGATCGGCTTCTCGATGCTCGATAGAGCACTGATCTCGCCGAGCTTGGACAACTGCATGTTCTTCAGGCGCTGCGCATCCTTGGCGAAGCGCACCACGCCCATGCAGCGCTCGATGTTGTCGATGAACCAGCGCTTGCCGTACACCGGCACGATGGGGATGCAGTTGCCGGCGATGTAGCCAGCATCCTCAAGCACCTTGCCACCGGACATGATGTACTTGTGGACCTTCTTGCGCTTGACCTTCTTCTGCCGCACCTCGATGCTGCCGATGGCCGACAGCGTGGCCTCCAACTCGGGGTCGTTCTCGAAGTCGAACTCGCTGTACCGCTCCTCGGTGCCGTCGATGGCCTGGAAGACGCGGATCGTCTCGGGCTTGTGCTCGATGCGGTAGTACTCGGCCACGAACACCACATCGGGTGTTTCCCAGTCGAACTCGTACTGGTGGATCTCCTTGGGCCACGACGCAGGGTCGTCGTCGTACATTTCCCGGTAGGCGTCACGGGTCATGCTGGTCAGCACGAAGCACCGCTTGGCGTCGGCCTTGTCCTGGCGCTTGGCGTCGATGTCGAAGAACACGCTGCTGTCAGCGTCAAAGATCGGCTCGATGCGGATGCGCTGGTGGTCGTTCTCGTCGTCTTCCTCGTCCTCGTAGGCGGCCCGCAGACGCCAGGCGCCGAATCCGCCGGTGACCGCTTCGTCGAAGGCGTTGTCGTACGCCTCGTTGGCGGTGCTGTCCTGCTCGTCGGCGCGGTAGAGCTTGTTGCAGGTGTCGGCCAGGCTTGTCGCGTCGGTGCCGTCCTTGCTGATGAAGTCCACCGTAACGCGGTTGTTCCGGTACTCGTTGACGATACGGGTGACGGCCAGGGCGATCTTGTTGACCTCGAACCGCGGCTTGTTCTCGAACTGCTCGCCGAGCGGGCCTTCCCACGGTGCACCTGCGATGGTGGCAAACCGGCGGTCCTGCAGACACTGCAGTCGCTCACCACGGACTGCACTTTGGATAGTGTCAAACTCCCGCAGTGCTTCCTGATGAATGTTGGTGAGGCGTTGCTCGTTCGAGATGCGTGCCATGTCAGGCCCTTTGCTGAGTGCCCCAGAAGTTTACAACCGGCATGGCGTAGTACGAAGGTGCGGCTGCAGAGTATGACATGCCACTCGCGTCGGTGTTGACCGGAAACGCGAAGGTGACGGCGATGGCATCGGCCGCGTCGGGTGAGGCAAGTCCTCGGGCCTTCATCTCCTTCTTCGACTCCAGGAACAGTTTGCCCGAGGAGTCGGGCTTGACTCGCGGGCCTACAAGGTCGTCACGCAGTTGCTTGTCCTGTGGAACGCTGGCTGTCTTGAGCCACTCCTTGACCGCGCCCCACATCTCCGAGCGTCGGTTGCCCCAGGTGATGGGGCGCAGCGCCTTCCAGCCGAAGTTCACACCGCGCACCTTGTAACGCTGCTCGTTGAGTCTGTCAAGGATGCCGTAGCCCAGGCCACCCTCGTCGATGACGGTCATGGCCGGCCGGTACTGCTCGATGGCGTTGATGACGTGCCCGACCACCGTCATGGTGTCGTCGCCCTTGTAGCGCAGGATCTCCACGATGTCCCGCCCCTGACGCACGACGATGACGGTGCTGTCGGCCCCGCCCCGGGCCGGGTCCACGCCGATGATGATCGGTGCGGTCATGTCCTTGTGTGGCGGCCGGCGCATCGCCTCGTCCACCAGCGCCAGGTTAATGAACTGGTCGTCGCCGGTCGATGGGAACTCACCATAGACCTCGATGCGTGCCTCGCGACTGTCCTCACCGTACTCGGCGATGATCTGCTCGTAGACCACCTTGTCGGTGCCCTCGACTGTGCGCGAGTCGATGTTGCGCGTGATCCAGAAGTCCCGCTTGCCGTTGAAGCACTCGTAGAAGTACCCGGTGTTGCGCCGCGGGTTACTGAACGCGAGCCAGTACCGGTCGACGATGGGCTCGGTGAAGAAGCCCGCAGCCACTGACCAGATCCCGTCCGGGATGCCGCTCGCCTCGTCGAAGATGACCATCATGCCGTCTTGGTTGTGCACCCCGGCGTAGGCATCTGGGTTCTCTTCTGACCACAGTTTCCCCTCAGCGCCCCAGTAACGAGTGCCCTTCTTGAGGTCCCGCTCCACCAGTGTGGTCATCCACGCCGCGGGTACGAGCTTGGTCGCCGATGGCTCCCACCAGTGGGCGTTGATGATCATCGTGGCCCACTTGGTCAGCTCGCCCCAGGTCACGTTGCGCAACTGGCTCTCGCTGTTCGCCGAGACGATGACGGTCGATCCGATGCGAGTGGTGAGCATCCACAGGATGAGCCACGACACCAGTGCGCTCTTCCCGATCCCCCGCCCCGAGGCCACCGCTGCACGCAGGGCCTGCAGCACGGCGTCCGGTGACCGGTTCTCCCGGATGTGCTTGGTGATCGTCCTGAGCACGTCCCTCTGCCAGCGGCGCGGTCCGCTGAACCGCTCCAGTGGGGTGTTCTTCTGCCCCCACGGGAACGCGAACAGCACGAACGCCTCGGGGTCGTCGACGATGGTCTGCGACCACAACTGAGACATGAGCATCTGCTCATCGTCGGGCGCGTAACGCGGCTGCTGTGCCATCAGTCGTTGCTGTCGTTGTGCTCGATCCGAGGTGTGTCCACCCCGTCGTCGATGTCCACCGTCGTCACGTCCGTCAGCAGCCGTGAGCGTGCCTGCTCCAGCGCTGCGGTGATGCTGATCGACTGGTTGACCTCTACCTGCTTGATGTCGCCGTACTGCTTGCGGTTGTCGGCGCCCATGAGCCACTTGTAGGTGTCGATCTTGAGCTTGGACCGCGCTACGTCCTCGACGCTGTCCTCAGCCTCGGCAATCTCCACGATGCGCCCCGCCCACCACTCCGTGCGAAGCTCCTTCGCCTCCTTGTAGCGTTCGTAACGCTGGGGGTCACGCTTGATCCACCTCCAGAAGGCGTCGTACTCGATGTCGCGCAGATCGTCCCTGACGATGGCGTTGAGCGAGCGCCCCTTGGTCATCTCCGTCAGCACACGCTCGAACATGGCCGCGAACGAGGCATCGAGGAGCGCACGGGTGGCTCGACGATGTTCTGCCGGACTGATGTCGAGTGGTGGCGTCTGCATTGCGACGCTGTGACTAGTGGTGGCTGGTGCCAGCCAGTCGGGAATAGACGGCTGAGCGAGGGCCTGGGTTTGCTGCTCCATGCTGGGATGGTATCACGATGGTTGGTCGAGTTGGCAGCCTTGGTTGATGTGTCGCAGTGTCACTGGTGGGGATAGAGGATTGTTTCACTGGGTTACTGGTTGATTTTTCATTTGAAAAAATTGTGCGCGGGTCCTACGTTTTTGGTCACTGCCCCGCCGCCAATCGTTCCCCTACCCCCATCACCCTTGATCCACCGGGTCAACCGCCAGGGCGCATCCCGTCGCATCCAGGGCGCCAATGACCCATTGGCGCAGCTACCAGGGCGCAACCAGGGCAGCATTGACCCATTGGAGCGGGTTCAGCGTGTCAATGGGGTCTATCGAATTGATCTAGTGCAACCTGTGACACTGTGCCTTTGCGACCCGGGGGTCCAAATTGAATTGATCCATCTGTCATATTTACCCGCATCCCCCCACCCCGACTCCAGTCACACCGTCGCAGGCAACAGGTCACAGTCTCCACCCCATCACTCGTTGACACAAAAGATGTTGCACTCGTTGAAACAACCATGCTATGATTCGTTCAACGGGTCAACGGTTGACCCGGGCAACCAGAAGGAAACGCACCATGACCAAGTCAGAACAACGCGAAGTGAACAAGCTTAAGCAATGGCACCAAGCCGGCTTAGTTGATGTGAGCACGCTCGCACGCTCCATGTCTGCACTCATTCGCGCGGCCATGACGAACCGCTCCAAGGTTGAGCTCTCCCGTGTCGCTGCCGACATGGAATGCCAGCGCCACCCCGAATTCATCGTCTGACACCAACCCGGGCGGATCTTCGGATCCGCCCATCACCGGAGCCCTTGCCATGCGCCCCCGTCCCATTGACTACCTTTTCTCTATCGCATTCGGGCTCGCACTCGCATGCCTGATAGCTGCGGGTATCTGACAACACCGCCACCACATCGAACGGAGAACCAGACCATGACAACACCTAACAGCATCGTCGTTTACGATGGCCCCTCAGTGATCGACGGTAAGCCCATCATCGTCGTTCTAACCGGGCTTGCGGACTCGAGCGAGAACAGCAAAACCGGTAACCTTGTTCAATCGTTCATCATTCGATCCGACGTTGCGCCTACGGACGCACTCAAGACGGGAGACGATGCCAGCGTGTGCGGGCTTTGCCCACATCGTCCCCTTATCGCTCGCATGCTCGAGCGCGCCGGGTTCCCGATGTCCCCTTGTTACGTCAATGTCGGTCGGTCGGTGCTGTCAGTGTGGAATGCTTACCGTCGGGGTTCGTACCCTAGGGCATCGTCAATCGATCAGGTTGCGCAGCTGTTGCGTGGTCGCAAGCTCCGGCTAGGCACTTACGGGGACCCGGCTGCCGCTCCCGTGGCACTGTGGCAATTGCTGGTGAGCCTATCGGCAGGGCACGTAGGCTATACGCACCAATGGCAAGCTGTGGGGTTTGATGCTGCAGCATGGTCACCGCTGGTGATGGCTAGTGCCGATAGCCACGACGAAGCCCGTCAGGCTCAGTCTATGGGCATGCGCTACTTCAGGGTCAGCATTGGCGTGGATCGCAAGCCGTTGGAGGTTTCCTGCCCTGCGAGCGCTGAAGGGGGACGCAAAGCCCAGTGCTCTGACTGCATGCTGTGCGCTGGTACGTCAAAGCAAGCCCGCTCTATCGTGATTGCCGATCATGCATCGGGACATGCCAAGCGCGTTATCGCCATTCGTTCAATCTAAGGGGGTTGACCATGAAACGACACTATGCACAAACCAAAGCACAAAGACAAGCCGAATGGCTCGCTGTATTCAATGATCTAGTGGTAACACGCAAGCCCGCGTTATCGGGCCGGATCGAATGGCCTGCAGCGCTCCACTATTTCCATTCAGGGTTGACCCCTCGGAATGCTGCAGATTCGTACTGTATCGCTCGTAATATCGAGGAGGATCAACCATGAGCGCCAGCAACCCCATGCACCGAGAACCACCAGCACGGACCCCTACGCGGCCCGTGTGGCCGTTTCCGGCTTCACCCTTGCATTACCCCATCGCTCCACCATCGGAGCGCCCTGTACGCCCGCCTAAGCCCGACCATGCATCGATGCCGGATGCGCCATTTTGAAAGGATCACACATCATGTATTTCGACCGATTCGACATCCTGACCATGAAATACGCTTTCCTACAGCCTGACATGTCCCTTAGGGTTTGTGTGCGCCTGGATCAAAGAGATGGGGGCTGGAGCACTGCACCGTTTCCCGCTCGCTGGCTTGCCCGGAAATGGGCGCGGATTCAAGGCTACCAGTTGATCGAGGAATGAACGGCACCTATAGGCCCCGCTGGGGGCTTATGGGGGCATGTTTTGCCCTGCAGATTCAAAGGAGACTGACCTATGCCTGACATCCCTTGCCTTGATCCCGACCGGCCCCTGACCCCTTCAGAGCTTGCAGACGAACGGCGGGAGCGCATCATGCGCGGCCTGGAGGAGCCCGACCCCTGCCCTTACTGTGGCCGGGAACTAGAAGACCCGTCAGAGCTGCGCACGGGCCTGTGCTCCGCCAGCGACTGCCCGCGCCACGATGACCCGGAGCATATCGAATGATCATCGCCATCATCGCCGCCCTGGCCGCCGCCATCATCGCCGCTATTCTTCTGGACGACTAACCCATGACCACACAATCGAACGAACCCAAAGCCCCCAAAGCCCCTAAGCCCGTCGGCCGCCCACGGGTCAACGCTAAACGAGAGACACCCGCTAGCGCCCGTCTGCTGGCCACGCAGACCCGACTCGGCCTGACGGACGCCAGCATGGCCCGCTATCTCGGTGTGCCCGTCTCTACGTGGCGCAACTGGGCATGCGGGCACCGTGAGCCCTCATCGGTCACGATGCGACTGCTCGACGTGCTGGACGCCGTGGAGTGTCTAGCGCCCGATATGCATAAGCACCTTTTGCCATGAGAGTGCTTATCGCCTGCGAGTATTCAGGCACCGTGCGGGATGCGTTTCTCGCACGGGGTCACGATGCCATGTCGTGTGACCTCCTGCCCACTGACGCACCCGGGCCGCACTGGTGCGGGGACGTGCGCGAGGTGCTGGGGATGGGCTGGGATCTCATGATCGCTCACCCGCCCTGCACTCACCTAGCTGTGAGCGGGGCGCGGTGGTTCGACAAGAAACGCGATGAACAGGCCGCCGCCCTGGACTTTGTGCGCCTGCTCATGGATGCGCCAATCGAACGCATCGCCACCTTCCCGGGGATCGCTGCGGCCATGGCTGACCAGTGGGGCGCTCAAGCCGCCCGCTGATCCTCTTCGTCCATCCACTCCTCGAAGTGCGGCACCACGCGCCGCTCAAGGCCCGCGATGGTGCGCCGCTCATCCTCAGCCCGCTGGCGGGCCTTGATGATCTCGGTCCTCTGTTTGTCGAACGCATTCACCAGCGCCGGGTTAATGGCCCACTCGGCCTGATGGAGGTGTTCCCTCGACCCATCATCGAGCCGCACAACCCAGCCGGCCTCCTCTAGGGTCTGCATCGCACCGATGACCATGCGGTCCTGTAGGATGGTGCTCTGGACCTTCTCCATGCGCCGCCGTGCGCCTCGCTTGACCTCCGAGAGGGTCACTGCGGTCTTCCCGGCGCAGTGGTACAGCAGCCAGCCCTGCACCCAGATATCGAACGAATCCCCGGTGAATTCTGCCAGCGTGTACCGCAGCGCCGGGATCACGTACCCCCGCACCATGCTGATGGCCCGCTCGAGCGTGGAGCGGCTGACGATGCTGCTGAAGGGGCACTCGATCACATGGAACAGCAGCGCGAGGCGGGCCGCAGTGCCCTCCAGCTTCCCATACGCCGTCAGGAACGCCGGGTCGGCCTCCAGCACCACCTCGTCCCGCTTGGACTGCTCGAACCACAGTTGGAACTCGCGGAACAGGGTGAACGCATCCGGGGCCAGCGTGTAGGTCTGCGCCGGGAGCGAGTAGACCAGGCGCACCAACTGATCCCACCCAGCCGAGTGCGCAGGCGGGCCAGGCTCCCCGCGCCGGGTCTTGCGCGTGTCTAGGATGCCGGGGATGAACCGCTGCAACAGGCCATCGGTGGCCAGCGCCTCGACTGTGGCCCGGTAGACCAGCGGCTGGATGTTGCCGTACACGCTGACCGCGAAGCACTCGGCGATGATCGCGCCACCACCCACCCGGTCATACTCGTACCGCCTCGCCTCGTACGCCTGCACCCATGTCGAGCGGTCCTCGCCGCTGTTGCGGTCGCTCATCTTCTTAGTCCAGGCGGCCATCTCGTCCAGGTAGCACAGCAGGCCACGCGGCCGCTCCGCCGCATAGCGCACGAGTTTCTGCGACGTGATGTCGCTCACCTTCAGGCGCAGCGGCTGAGGCTGCGGTGGCAGGTCTGACACGGTGGGCAGCGCCGTGTTCCCTGTCACATCGAGGCTGGAGGCGGCATCGAGGAATTCCTTTTTCGATACCGCGTGCCGGGCCTCCAGCGCCTCCCAGTCGAGCATGCGCTTCTTGAACGCCGGGTAATCCTCGGCCTCAATCTGGTGCAGCACCTCGACCATCGGCGAGGCGCCCGGGGTCTTCTTGTCGGCTGGACTGCCGATGGTCATCAGCCAGATGATGGGCGGCACCTCGTACCCCTCCATCAGGCGCAGCCGAGAGCGGGCATCGATGGCACCGGCCACCGCCGCTAGGCCCGAGAAAAGGGGCACGATGGGGTCGCACCCAATGTGCCCGCTGACCTCGGTGGCCCGGTCGGCTAGGGCCTGCGGCCACCACTCCACGCGCATGACGGGCGCGGGCACCCGGCTCGACTCGATCAGCACCTGCGGCTGGGTCAGCGCCTCAGCGGGCTTGAACAGGGCCGAGGCGTCGGGCTGCGGGCGCACCCACCCCGACTGCCGGGCCAGGTGGAACAGACTGCCAAGTTTGACCTGCGTGGCCTTGTCGGACTTGAACGAGCGCCACTGCGCAGAGATGGCACGGTCACCCGGGTACTTGTCGGCGCTCTTGGCGCTCCACTGCTGCCAGGCGGTGAACGCGCCATCGAGGTCATTGGTCTGAGTGCCTGCCCAGTGCAGCGCCATGCCGCAGGTGATCCACTCGTCGCGTGAGACGTCAGGGCTGATGCTATCCAGTGCGCTGCGGATCTCGTCCCAGTTGACCTCGACCGACTCGGTGGGCTGCGCCGGCTCGGGTGCGGGCTCATCGAGCAGCGCCTGCCACAGATCGACCAGTGCTAGCGGGATCAGCGGCAGGCGCGTCCAGTGCCCCCGCCCTGCCCATCGGTAGGGCTGCTGCGTGTCGGGGTGGATGCTCGGCGGCAGCACGTCCTGCACCGTCAGCCCCTCGGCGGTGGCGCAGCGTAGCTCGAACGAGGTGCCACCCTCGACGCTGACCTTCTTGCTCGGCAGCGCCAAGCCGAACGGCATCGCGTACAAGAGCTTCCCGTGTCCCTGCCGCCCACTGTCCACGATCACCGCATCGGGCGCATCGTAGAGCGCAGCCAGGTCAACGCCGAACACGCCCAGCATCGGCGCGGCCGTGGCCCAGTTGTCGATGTCCAGGGCCATCGTGCCGCTGTAGGCGTGGGCCAGGCCGATGCCGTGCGCTGGAGGCAGATCGGACTGCGAGCGCAGCGCCGCCCACCGCTCGTTCCAACTCTTGGTGCGCGGCCCCTTTGTGCCGGGTGGGATGGGCACAAGTGACCACCCGTGTCTGATGTAGGCGTCAACCGACGCGGGATGTTGCACAGTATTGGGGATTGTCATACGATGTGATGGCAGGTCAACCTGCGTCTCCTCCTTCGATGTTGCACCCCGCCCGGTTCACGCTGGGCGGGGTTCTTTTTTGTCGGTGGGCTCTGCTGCCATCGTCTCCAACTGCGTACGCAGCCGGTCAATTCTCGTCTCATGGTAGATGACCATCGCGTTGGCATAGTCGCGCCCGGTCTGCGCCTCCAGCAGGCCGCGCCTCGCCTGGTCAAGCTCGCGGGCGATGAGTTCCTCGGGTGACGGGGTGCGGAAGGGGTTGAGTAGCTTCATTTGCGTCTCCTGTTGCAAAAAGGTGCTTGCATCGTAGCACCGATGCGTTATGATGTGCAACATGAACAAGCGAACCACTTTCCTCACTGTGAGGCTGCAGCAGCAGACTCACCAAGCGTTCCGCGCCAAGGCCGAGAAGTACGGAGGTATTTCAGAGGTCTTGCGCGAACTGGTCGAAGCGTTCATTGAGGACCGTTTGACCGTAACCCCGCCCGTAACCCCGAAGAAGGAGTCACTCTATGTCCCTCGAAGCCAAAATTGAAGACCTGACCGCTGCCATCCACGCACTGGTCGCTGCGATGGGCGCTCGCCCTGTCGCCGCACCCGCTGCACCCCCTGCTGTGGTCACCATCACACCCGCATCGCCCGTGCCTGCACCGGCCCCGGTTGCCGCAGCGCCTGCGATGCCCGCACCACCCGTGTTCGCGCCGCCTGCACCCGTGGCACCGGCCGCTACGCTGCCCAAGGCACCGTTCACCGATCAGAAAAGTCTGATCGACTACGTGATGTCGTCCTACAAGGCGCTCGGCGTGGCCAAGGGTGCGCAGATCCAGCAGGTTCTGGTTTCACTCGGGCACCAGAACATCAACGATGTGAAGCCCGAGAACTACGACGCCCTGTTCGCAGGTGTGGAAGCACTGAAGTGAGCACGCACGCCACCCTGTCGCCGTCCAAGCGGCAACGCTGGGCCGCGTGTCCGGGCAGCGTGCGCGAGGAGGCCGCCTACCCCGATGAGCGCAGCGGCGCTGCGGCAATCGACGGCACCCACTCGCACACGCTGCTGGAGCACTGCGTCAAGGCCGGCGCGGCCGACCCGCTGCCGATGGTCGGCATCACGATGAAAGATGACGATGGTGAGTTCGTCGTCGATGCCGAGCGTGCGCAGCGGGTCAAGGTCGCCATCGACTACATCAAGAAGCGCCACGCCGAGTCGCTGGGTATCGCTCAGTTGATCGCCGAGCAGCGCGTCGATCCGCAGTGGCTGCTCAGTCGCTCTGATCTCTCGGGCACCGTCGATGTGCAGATCCACGATCCGCTCAACGGGGTCCTGGAGATCATCGACTACAAGGACGGGATGAACGACGCCTGGGACTCGGCGATCCTGCAGATGGAGCAGTACGCTGTGGGCGCACTGGCCGGGTTCAAGATCGCCAAGCCCAACCCGTACCCCTACAAGACCGTGCGCATGACGGTCATCCAGCCGAAGTTGGCGCTGCGCGGCGGCCCGACGATCAGGTCTGTGGACTACCCTGTGGACAAGGTTTTGGATGAGGTGGCTCGCACCATCGTCATCGAGGCCGCGGCCACGGACAGACCCGACGCGCCACTGGTGCCTGGCGAGAAGCAGTGCAGGTACTGTCGCGCTAAGGGCGGCTGCGCTGCGCTCAGCACCAAGGCGCTGCAGGTCGTTGACACGGTGGACATCACGGCCAGCGCGGCCGAGAAGGATCCGACCAAGATGACGGACGAGCAGATCGTCCAGATCATGGAGGCGGCACCGCTGCTGCGTCAGATGCTCGAAGGCGTGGAGAAGGAGGCGCAGACCCGCATGGAGCGCGGCGCGGACATCCCGGGCCTGAAGATGGTCAACGGCAAGGGACACCGTGCCTGGAAGCTGTCCGAGGATGAGATGGCCGAGCGCCTGCGCAAGATGGGCATCCCCAAAGAGTCGGTCTACAAGACGACGCTGGTGTCCCCAGCACAGGCCGAGAAGCTGCGCTGGAAGAAGCGCGATGGCACCGATGTGCAACTGACCGAGCGTCAACTGAAGACACTCGAAACCGAGTACGTGGTGAAGACGATGGGCAAGCCAGTGGTCGCTCTGGCCGCTGACTCGCGCACCGCGATCACTACCAACGCTGCGCCGTTGTTCAGCGCAGTGCAACCTGAAGTGCCGGTCGAACTGCCGGCGTGGTTATCGTAAAACCTGAAAGGTAATTGTCATGTCTGATCTCGTATTTCTGTCGGGTGTTCGTCTCTCGTTCCCCCATCTGGTGGAACCCCAGAAGCGCGTCTCACCCGAGACGGGCAAGGAGCGCCTGAGCTACTCCGGGGACTTCATCATGGCCCCCGACCACCCGGGGTTCAAGCAGTTCATGGCCAAGATCAACGAGATGGCGCTGGCCAAGTGGAAGGAGCACGCGGGCAACGTGCTGAACCTGATCAACGCTGACCGCAAGCTGCGCTGCTACGGCGACGGTAACCAGAAGGTCAACAGCAAGACCTTCCAGCCCTACGACGGCTACGCGGGCAACGTGTACGTCACGGCCGGCCGGGACAACCCGCCGCAGATCATCCAGGCCGACGGCACGCCCGTGGACCCCAGCAACACGATGGCCTACCAGGCGCTGACCCGCAAGATGTACGGCGGCTGCCGTGTCAACGTGGCGATCAAGCCCTGGCTGCAGGAGAACAAGCATGGCCGCGGCATCCGGGCCGATCTGGTGGCCGTGCAGTTCGCTGGTGACGACAAGGCGTTCGGCGAGGGCGCCGTGGATGCGTCGGGCATGTTCGGCGCTGTGGCCGGCGCTGCTGCACCAGCACCGTCGTTCCTGCAGCCCGCTGGGTTTGGGAGCAACCCGATGCCCCTGCCTCCGTTCATGAGCGCGCAGTGAACGACTGGGTGTACGACTGCGAGACGTTCCCCAACGTCTTCACGCTGTCTGTGCAGCACGTCGATGCACCCGTCAAGCTGATGTTCGAGATCAGCGAGTGGCGCAACGAGTCCCGGCAGATTGTCGAGTTCGTTCGCTACCTCGCTGACCGCAACGCCCGCATGGCTGGGTTCAACAACATCGGCTTCGACTACCCCATTCTGCACACCCTGATGCAGATGGGGCAGTCTGACGCACAGACGCTGTACCGCAAGGCGCAGGCGATCATCGAGCGCCAAGACGATGACGACCGCTGGCTGCACACGGTCAAGCCCAGCGACCGCATCGTGGAGCAGATCGACCTCTACAAGATCCACCACTTCGACAACAAGGCCCGCGCCACCAGCCTCAAGGCGCTGGAGTTCAACCTGCGCATGGACACGATCGAGGATTTGCCGTTCAAGGTCGGCACCACGCTGACCCGTGACCAGGTGGCCGTGCTCAAGAGTTACAACGAGCACGACGTCGAGGCCACGCGGCTCTTCTACCACCTGACCGCGGACATGCTGCGGTTCCGCGAAGACCTCACGATCAAGTACCCGGGCAAGGACTGGCTGAACTTCAACGACACCAAGATCGGCAAGGAGTACTTCACGCTGCGCCTGGAGCAGGCCGGCGTCTCCTGCTACGACTTCGGCCCCGATGGACGCACGCCGCGGCAGACCCCTCGCCCGGTGATCCACCTGAAGGACGCCATCCTGCCGTGGATCACGTTCCAGCAGCCCGAGTTCATCCGGGTGCTGAACTGGCTCAAGGCGCAGACGATCACCGAGACCAAGGGCGTCTTCACGGATCTCACGGCCACGGTCAACGGGTTCACGTTCGTCTTCGGCCTGGGCGGCATCCACGGCTCGCTGGAGAACGTGGTGGTGGAGTCTGACGACGAGCACGTCATCATCGACCTCGACGTGACCAGCTATTACCCGAACTTGGCCATCACCAACGGGTTCCACCCAGAGCACCTGGGCAAGGACTTCGTGGCCATCTACAGCAACCTGTTCGAGCAGCGCAAACAGTACCCCAAGAAGAGCAGCGAGAGCGCCATGCTCAAGCTGGCCTTGAACGGTGTGTATGGCGACAGCAACAACAAGTTCAGCGTGTTCTACGACCCGCTGTTCACCATGAGCATCACGCTCAACGGGCAACTGCTGCTGTGCCTGCTGGCCGAGCGCCTGATGGAGATCGGCGGCCTGTCGCTGGTGCAGATCAACACCGACGGCGTCACGGTGCGCGTACCCCGCGCCCACATGCAGCGTGTGGATGAGACGTGCGCATGGTGGATGCACATGACCGGGCTGAACCTGGAGCAGGTGCGCTACCGGCGCATGTACCTGCGCGACGTGAACAACTACATCGGGCAGTACGAGGACGGCACCGTCAAGCGCAAGGGCGCCTACGAGTGGAAGACCGGCTGGCACCAGAACGCAGGCGGCCTGGTGATCCCCAAGGTGGCCGAGAAGGTGCTGGTGGAGGGCGCTCCGATCCGGCAGACGGTGGAGAACTGGCCGCACCTGCACGACTTCATGCTGCGCATCAAGGTGCCGCGCTCCAGCTACCTGCAGTGGGGTGACCACCAGGCGCAGAACACAACGAGGTACTACGTGGCCAAGGGCGGCAAGCCGCTGACCAAGTGGATGCCGCCGCTCAAGGGCAAGACCGACTGGCGCAAGTTCGCCGTGGAGAGTGGGTGGAACGTGCAGGTGTGCAACAACATCAAGGATGTTGGGCTGTCTGTGGACTTTGACTATTACGTACAGGAGATCGAGAAACTATGCCTGGCTTTAGCGTGAACCAAGTGCAACACGGTGGCGATCACTACAAGAAGCAAGTGATCCAACCGTGGGATTACATCGCTGCGAATCAACTCGGCTACTTCGAGGGC